TTGAAACATTATTGGCGTTGACCATTAGTATTACAAATGCCAGTAATATAATGGGTATTTTAGCCAGTACATTTCAATATTTGCAGACTCATTTATCAGGATCTTTATTATTGCATTCAGTTGATCATTTATCAAGTGTTTTTGGTTGTCGTATTGAACCCCACTTAGGTGAGGAACCACACAATAAAGATAGATGGATTGACTTAATGCGTGATATTAAGTTGAATTGGAAAAGCGCCGTTACAAATGGATTTTTCCGTAAATTTTCAAGTTTATTGGGTATGTTAGTGTCCGTTGGCTTGTGTAAAGCCAGCTCAGTTACATTCAAACTAGATACCTTTACAATTTGGGAACCACGTATCTTAGATAAGCATTCATCATGTTTCGATATTATTGATGCAGTCATTGAAACTGCAACATTATTTTGTGAAAGTCTTTACTTATGCTTTAAGGATCGTTCATTCATGCCGCTATTTACGGGTGAATCAATCATGACGATTTGGATAATAAGTACAATACTATTGAACAATGGTGGTCTTTAGAAAGATGTGGTAATTTACGTGAAATTGCTGGTGTTGAACCACACGAATTGGATAAATTGTTACGCGATACTGAAATAGCATTTCAGAAAGTTTTAAATAGCCTAAAACCTCATAGTTTTGAGTATAATATGGTTAATAGAAAATTTCAGAGATTGGCAAGTATTCGCGGTGAGTTTGTATTACACCAAATTAGTAGTGGCATTAGACCGGCTCCATTTGCAATTGAATTTTATGGTAAGAGTTCACAAGGTAAAACTACGTGTTGTGATCAAATTATCGATGCTTTGTTGATCAGTGCTGGATTAGATACTGATAAACAAAGGCGTGCTACAGTTAATGCTGGTGATAAATTTATGTCCAATTGGACATCAGATAAACTAGTTATGATTGTAGATGATGTTGGTAATACGAAAGCAGATTTTGTAGAACAATCACCTTTACGTTTATTGATTGATGTTGCTAATAATCAAATGGCATATGCTGCAAAGGCAGATTTGTCAGATAAGGGGAAAGTTTTTATATCTCCTGAGATTTTAGCAGTCACAACAAATGTAAAGAATTTGAATGCTTATCAATATTCAGCTAATCCATATTCAGTACAGCGTAGGTTTATTTGTATTACGGTAGAAGTACATCCTGATTTTAGGAATTGCAATGGAACATTGGATTCTGAGAAAGTTAAGGAATATCAGATGCGTGAAAATCCACAATTCGATGATATATGGCAATTGACAATAGAAGAAGCTGTCAAACCACATGAAGAAACATCTATAGCGACTTATCGTAAGATATTTTGGAACGGACAGTTTTTGGACAAAGTTAATTTCCAGACAGCATTGAATTATTTGATTGAAAATTTTCATAAGCATAGG